ATACCTTTGATTTGCATTGAAGATTTAATCGCATTATCAATTCCTTGAAGTAAACTATCATTTATAGATATCGTTTTAAGAATTGCTTCGTGATCTCCTGTTGATCCATTACCACCAAAGATATCATTTTGTCCGAAATGACGTCTTAAATGGATGATATTATCGTATGGTAAAATATATGACTCTCCATTATCAAACAACAGCTTAATGAAATATGTATCTGAACCATCAATAATCATTTCAACTGTTATAGGTCTAAGTGGATAAATTCCTCTGAGCTCTCCAGTATCCTTATCAAACTTTGGATAAATGAATGCATTATCATTTAGCAAAAGTAATGTAATAGTTTTGTAAATAAAATCATATGGTGTCATGATTTCGTTTGGTTTATACTTCAAAAGAAAAGACAGCCTACCTTTTTTCTCAGTCACTGTCTTGTCATTTTCGGTTTTAATAAATCTTGGTTTAAGTTTTGCACATTGACTAGCTACCCTATCAATACATATCTTAACCACATCACTTTTTGAAATATTCGTACCAAATGGTGTGTAAAATGTATTTAAATTACTAATTAACTGGAGTGCATCAAATGATCCAGTTTTACTTTTTCTCTTAATTAGACCCATGCGCGCCTCCTATTACTAATATTCATCATAATCATTCCATTCTCCACAATAATCACAAAAAAATCCAATTTCTTCATTACTTGGATCTTCAATTTGCTGATCAATTGGTACTTGATGTGTTATATTAATTTTCCCTAAACTGTTATAAAAGCTAATGCTTGTTTCTTTATAATCCAAGTGAATCTTTACAGTACATGCCTGTCCACAATTTTTACAATAAATTGTTTTCGTGTAATGAGACATGGTTATATCCTCCATATAATTATGTAGATATTATATCATATTCTCATAATCTGTTTTGTATCGGTTTAAAATAACATAAGCAATGATTAACGCTACAGTCCCATCAATACGTTTATACTTAGAGTTCAATTTTGATGGTTGAATGTTTCCATTCAAATCCACTTTAGCTTGGGTATTTGATAGACACCATTTAAGAATAGGATTGTTATTGTAGTTCACTAAGTTATTCTTTAGGTCAGCTTCTAGGATTTTCATAGGTTCAGATAATGAGTAAATACCTTGTCTGACTTTATCCATGTTAAATCCTAAGTCTTCCATCTCTTTTATCCAATACTGTGAGTTCCAGGGATCGTAGCCAACCCATAAAGGTCTGATCCCATACGTTTGTATCATCTTCATGAACCATTGAGTTACTAAGCTAAAATCGTTTTGATTACCTTCTGTTAAAGTTACAAAACCCTTCTTTATCCAAATATCATATGGAACATTATCTTCTTTGATTCTTTTTTCTACCACTTCACTTGGCATAAAGAAATGTGAAATAACATATTTTTTATTGCTATCTCTTTTTTGGAGAACTAAAACTGCTGCAGTTAAATCTGTAGTTGATGATAAATCTACACCACCTATTGCATATGAATCTCTTAATTCATCCATTAAATATGTATCTTCATTGTTTAGATCATCAAATGATAACCATGATCCGCTATCTGCTTGTTTGATATTGAAATCCTTACAAAGCATGGTAACCCTTGTGGATAGATCATGTTTAGATTTATTCATAACATCTTCTAGGTAGTGACTTAGTTTGACTACACCAAGACTTGGATTTGATTTTTGCCATGTTGCCTTATCTTCATATATTTCTTTGGTTGAGTCTTGTGTGTATAACCAGGGAAGAACTCTTTCATCATGAATCACACCTTTTAGCATCTTTCTAGCATAGTCTAGTTTGCTATCTAAAAAACCACCGATGGTTGTCCCTTCAGTGGTGATGATAAATATAAGTGGTTCTTTCTTAGTTGATTGTGATTGCTTAATCGCATCATAGACTTTTGAATCTGTCATCTCATGAACTTCATCAATACAACCTACTTCGATATTGTATCCATCCTTATTTCTGGATTGAGCAGATAATTTTTTGATCTTGTTTTTTGTTTTTGGAGAATAGATGTGGAAGATATTTTTTTTGCTTCTTGTCTCTTTTGAAAGTGCTGGAGATTGCTCTCTCATGTTATTAATCTCTTCAAAAAGAATGTTTGCTTGTTCTGTTGTATTTGATGCACAAACAATATCAACACCACCGCTTGAGAGAAAGAATTCAGCTAAATCGATACCAGCAACAAATGTCGTCTTTCCATTCTTACGTGCAATCAGTAAAATAACTTCATTGAATCTACGTAATCCAGAATCAGCCATCTTGAATCCGTATGCAGTTTGAATAAGTGCTTTTTCCCAGAGTTCTAAGATAAACGGTAATCCATTAAATGGTGACTTTGTGTGTTTACAAAACGTCTCTATGAAATCTATTCTAAGCTTCCCTGGTTTTTCATCGAAGATGTATGATGGATTATCTAGATCTTTAATCAATTGATCCAATTCAGTTTTTAGTTCCTGTCCCACAATGATATTGCCATTATCAATTTCATTATAATACTCGATTAAGTAGTTCATTCATTTGCTCTCTTAAGAAATTCGTCAAATGCATCATCTCCATCATCGACTTGTGTACCAAGAATGGTATTTAGCGTTTTAATGACAGTGCCATATGAATTTACAAGTTTTGTGTAGTACTTGGCTGCTTCAGTTTGGCGTTGAGTGCCTTTTGATGACACTTGAACTGCACCGTGTTTTTTTATCTGCTCTTGTAACTTATCAAGTTCCACTTTCATAAATGCAGCTTGATAAATTAAATTATCTACTAATTCTGTCTTTGATTCATCGACCAAAGAAAAAAGCGACTTTAATCGCTTGTATTCATTATTTATGCATTCTCTTATCAATTCAAACTCCACCTTATGATAGTTTCAATTTCTATTGCTCTTTTATCCAAAAATCTATTGGAACTTGAATATGCTCATTGAACTCCTTGTAATAATGATTAATCAGATCTTTGACTTGTTTTTGTGCCTCTCTGATTTCATCTATATTATGATATTCATCATTGATCAGAAAGTGAATTACTCGCTGCACCTCTTCTTTTGAACTCATATCTATTTCTGTAATTACGGGTATTGGTAAATTGTAAAAGAGAGAGTTTCCTCTTTTTTCTATAAGCATATCATCCAAATAATAATCATGTATTATTGCAAAATCACTTGTACTACCTAACTTAACAAATCTGCCGTTCTTTTTAAATTTGTCAATAGCATGTTTGTTTTTACTGTTGATTATTATTCGCAATTCAGATTGGTGTTTAAAAGAACTATCTTTAAAAAATAATTCTTGAGGATAGGGTAATGTTGATAAAAAAAATTGGTTTTTGTTAGTATACTGAACAAAATCTATTAAAACATCTTCTTTTTGAAAGCCGATTTTTATTAATGACTCATTAATTCTATCTAGAAATTTTTTAGGACTTTGTATTATAAGTACAACAGGTCTATCATCTTGTTCTAGTGAATCAATTTCAGCTCTCGTTGTGTGGTTTGAAAAATCATTAAAATATTTTTTTATCAATTTAGTTGTAATTGCATATTTATTAGTTTCTGTAAAGAAATTATTACTGAATGATGTATCTGATAAAACAAATAAACTGAAGCATGGGATGTCTAGAATTGTTGATGCTCTAAAAACAGTATTTCCTTTATATTGTTCTGAAATTACGTTCTTTCTTAATTTTTGAAGTATTATTTTTTTATTGAAATCATGAATTGGTGAGCTAGCATATATTCCCTCAAGGATATCCCCTCTCCCTTTACCTTCATTTTTTTCCATTTCAATCCAATTGAAAGGTGTGTTAAACATGATAACACCTTCATCAATAAATTGTTTAGCATATTCATATTTTGTACATCTAATTAGCCATAATATATTATTTTCAGCCATTTTCCCTCACTTCAAATACTTATCTGATATTTTCAAAATTATTGCCTTGTGTTTTTTAATTGCCCCCCTGTGCGGTACCCCTCGAAAATTATTTTAGGTAGGTAGGGGGGGCTTTAAATACTTACTTTTTATTAGTGCACTCGTGTTTTGTTGCATCAATTATATATTCAAATTGATTTTTCTTTTTAAACATTGAAACATTTGTTATTTTATAGTACTTGAAAACTGCTGGAAACTCACCAGCGTTCAGATAAACAATATCATCTTCTTTAAAATTTAATTTGCTAGCACTTATACTTTTGAATTCAACAACGCCATATTCAATAGTCCTGGTTGTTACCTCAATCATGGTATCTTTAATAACTTCACAGTTACTATCGCACTTAAGTAAATAACTCTTTTCCATAGTTTTGAACTCCTCTTTTTGCTTATATTATATCAAAATCAATAAATAGTTTCGAGGTTATCTATGAATTAAGTTCCCATCATCATCAAATTCTTTCTCTTTAGAGAAACGTTTGTGCTCCTCATTATGACATTTCCTACACAATAGCTCTAAGTTCTCTTGATTCAAACTGATAGTAGTATCTAAATAGTTTTGAACTGTAAGTCTTGTTTTATGATGCACTTCTTCACCTAATGCACCACAACACTCACACTTCCCATTAGCATCTCGTATCTTGATTTCTCTTGCTACTTGCCATGCTGCAGACTTATAGAATCTGTGTAGTTCTTTAGGTTTTCTCATATAGTTTTCTCAATTCAATAATCTTATCGTCCACATGTTCCCATCGAACATCTAAATCTTCTCTACCAAAGTGACCATACTTTGCTAACTCCTGGAACTTAACTTTATCAAGGCTGAGTTCTTTTTTTATGCTCTCTGGTCTGAAATCAAATACTTCATTTATTAGTCCCTGAATTTTATCATCACTGATAACTCCAGTTCCAAATGTGTTCACATAGACACTGACTGGTTTTGCTATTCCAATTGCATAGCTTAGTTGTAACTCGCAACGTGTCGCAAGATTTGCCCCGACAACGGCTTTTGATACGTATCTGGCATAATAAGCCGCACTGCGATCAACCTTGCTTACGTCCTTGCCAGAAAAGGCACCTCCGCCATGCTTAGCGTATCCACCATAAGTGTCAACTATTATCTTACGACCAGTTAACCCTGAATCTGCATAAGGACCACCAATCACAAATTCACCAGTAGGATTAATTAGAATTTCAGCTTCATTGATAGTCTTATGATCAAATACTTGGGGTAAGATCTCATTGATAATGATATCCTCATAAAGCTCTCTTCGAATCCATGATTTTGTTTGAGCTGAAACCACGATGGTTTGTACTTTCTTTGGTTTATCATTTTCGTATGCGACTGATACTTGGCATTTGCCATCAGGACCAAATATATGTGAATATTGTTCTATTCGAGATTTGTCTATTTCTTGTGACAAGCGATTAGCTAGCATAATCGGTAATGGCATTAACTCTCTTGTCTCATTACATGCATATCCATACATGATCCCTTGATCACCAGCACCTTGCTCATGTGATTCATTTGAATCAACACCAAGTGCGATATCAGGTGACTGCTTACTAATCTTTTCCATGACTGCAAAGTTATCTTCATAACCAATTTCATAGAGTTTTCTTTTTGCGATATCTTTATAATCTACATTTGCAGTCGTAGTGACTTCACCAAAGACAAATACGAGGTCATCTTTGACAGCTGTTTCTACTGCTACTCTTGCATTTTTATCTTGTTCTAATATAGCATCTAGTATAGCATCACTGATTTGGTCACAGACCTTATCAGGATGTCCACTAAATACTGATTCACTTGTTATCACATGCATAATTGTTAATCTCCTTATATACGAGTAAAAAAGGAGCTTTGCGCTCCCTAGTTTCTATTTTGCTATCTCCCATGCTGTATATACTGAACGGTACGTGCAATCCCAAGTATCAAGAATCACACCATCGATACAAGCTGTTATGTGTCCAGCCATCTTAAGGATGTATGTGCCTTTCGGATGCAACTCAGTAAAATCGCTACCCTTGATTCTTGGTTCACCTTTGACTGGTTTGAAAATGAATCTAGGATAATCCCTCAAATAATCGTATAAGAATTTGGTATCTTTATAGCTGGAGTAACCAAGTTCTCTTTTTGCTTGATTCAGTTCTCTTCTGCATTCTAAGTAATCTTTATTTAAGGCTGTGCTAATTGCTCTTACAACACAATCAGTTGTTTTTATTCCTTTTGGATGTGCATTGTATTCTTTAAACATAATCAATACCACCCAACATTAAACCACTTAACTAGTTCTCTCGATGAGTTTGTTTTATATGCAGGTTTATCAAATCCGTCAAGTCTTTCATAAACTGTATATTTTGATTCATTCCATACACAATCAATTTGAATGACGATGAGGTTATTATTGGTTTCGATATCTGCAATTCTAAAATCATCATAGAGTGGACCGTTCAGTGGGCAATTATTTTTAAACCACACATAACTTGTCTCAAGATCTACTTTTCCGCCTGGTTTGATTTGCTTGATGATGTTACCCATCTTCTTAGTTTTATTGGCTAAGCTTGTATCTCTACAAAACCAATCGAACCACCCTGCATTGATTTGAGTTGTTGTATCAGGTCTGTCAAACTCGCCTGATTTAAATCTTTCAATCCATTCAGATAATTTAATTTGTTTTTCCATAACTTGAGTCTCCTTATAATTTTTTGGTTACTCTATATATCACTCTAAAGAGACTTAATAGCAAGTACTTTTTTTACTATAGTGACTTATTTTCGAAGTAATCGAAATCGCTAAGTGGAGACCTTTTTCCATTTCTGATTAAATAACAATTCTCATTAGATGCCTTATGTTTGATATAGCGTTTCACAATGACATCGATAAACTTTTCATCAAGTTCCATCAGATATGATTTTCGATCCAATTGATCCGCTGCAATCATCGTTGATCCAGAACCACCAAATAAATCTAATACAGATTCATGACGTCTTGATGAATTGCTGATAGCTTTTCCAACTAACTCTAAAGGTTTCATGGTTGGATGTTCTTCATTTTTTCTTGGTTTGTTATATTCCCAAATGGTATCTTGAGATCTGTCATCAACAAAGTAATGAGCAGCTCCTTCTTTCCATCCATAAAGAATAGGTTCATGTCTCCAGTGGTAATCTTGTCTGCCAAGTACTAATGCATTTTTAACCCAGATTAAACATTCCGCTAGTTTGAATCCAGCGTTCTTGAATGCATTTCTAAAGTTAAGTCCCTCAGTATCAGCATGACAAACATAGACTGCACCACCTAGCTTTGTATGGTTGAACATATTCTGGAAGGCGCTGTATAAAAAAAGATAGAAGGTATCATCTTCCATCTTATCGTTTTTGATTTTTCCAGCTGTTCCTTCATAGTCAACATTGTAAGGCGGATCGGTAAATAACATATCTACTGTATTACCATCAAGTAATGTTTCAACTTGTTTTGCATCTGTTGAATCACCACACATAAGTCGATGAGGTCCAAGTTCATATATATCGCCAATCTCAGAAAAAGGTATCTCTGGAATTTCATCATCGATATCGAAATCATCATCTGCTGCATTATCTGGAAGCAGTTCTTCCATTTCTTCAAATCCAAACTGAAGCATGTCCATGTCAATTCCAGCTAACTCTTCTTCAAGTCTTGATAAATCCCATGTGGCAAGTTCAGCTGTTTTGTTATCCGCTAAACGAAAAGCTTTGATTTGTGCCTCATTTAAGTCATCTGCAACAATACATGGCACTTCTTCTAAACCAAGCGACACAGAGGCTTTTAAGCGCGTATGTCCGGCTATGATGACGTTGTCACTTGTAATGACTATTGGAACCTTAAATCCAAACTCCCTAATCGAGTTAGCAACTGCTTTGATCGCTTCGTCATTGTTTCTTGGATTGTTTTCGTACTCTTGGAGTACTGATACTTGCTTCATCACGATATTCATTCATCCAAACCTCCTCACCATTTTCTATGCGTTTTTGCATAAGTTCAATTTCTGCTTTCTTTTCGTTATACTCAATACCAAATTTCGTAATGAGTAAGTATTTAATTGCTGTGATATCAGGTAGTGACTGTTTCTTAAACTTAGTAATACGTTTTTTTGTTCCAGTCTTTGTTTCTTCAATCACTGTTTGTGTTTCTTCATATTCAAAACCTATCGCGCGTTGATAAATGGCATCGAGTAGTTTTTGTTTTAATTCTTCATCACCATACTGAAAGGCTGCATTAAACTTTGGATGTGCTTTCTTAAGTTTAATAATTGTTTTCTCTGTGATACCTAAATATTCAGCAATCTGTTTTTGAGTTGCTCTTTTAGATATCATTTCAGATATGGCTTTTAATTTAACCTCTAAGTGTCCTGATTCATCCCATCGCTCATATAGATCAAGCATTTTTCCTTTCATTCAATCACTCCAACTGTATACAAAAAATTGTAATTATTCACCAGTTGGAATACTACAAGTATCTCTGCAAAAACAAAAAAGAACTCATCTCTGAATTCTTTAAGTGTCTCTAGGCTGGTTTTAAAGCCAGTATTCCATGTTGTTTATAGCTTTGCTCAGTTTAATCATAACACACCCTTGACAAATTCACAACGGTTCATCGTGGTCCATCATGGTCCAT